CATATACTTCATTTGTTAAGGTCGATGAGAAGAATTATATTGTAATAGAATTTAATGCCGATGGCACATATAGTTCTAAATAACCTCGTCCCCGATGCATAACAGCTCCCCCAGAGTGTTTTAAAGCTATTGCAGGTCCCTTTATTTATGCTGTAGAAGAATTTTGGGATAAGATTGATCCTGCTTATTGTGGAAGGAAGAATTGGTCATAGCTCTCTAAGAAGTTGCAAAGTTTTTGCCTAAAGATTAAAGATCCTATCTTTATCGTAGGTGATGGCTCTTCTTTTGACTCTACTCAACATCGAGAGATCCTCGAGGCAGTTGATTTGTAGGTTTATGACTATTTAATTGATTACAAGACTGATTATTTATCTGAAAATATAGCCCATATATTAAAGACATTGCTTCACGATCTAAAGCAACATGTATTTGTTACAATGTCTCGTGAAATTATATTGGAATATATCATAAAGGGCACAGTACCTTCAGGAAAAAATAATACAACTGAAGCTAATACTCGTAGGATGGCGTTGTATTGGCGCGTTTCAGCGCTCTTGTTTAATGCATCCTTAAAGTTTCCAGATCATTCACCTGCATTGTTACTAGCTACACTTATTGAAATGTTGCATCATGCTGAAAAATATAAAAATCGTGCTGTTTTCTAATTGTAGCAATAGAATCATGCATTAATTGAGTAAATCAATTTTATGCTGATGACTAAAGGTGATGACGCTTTAAATACTACTGAACGCGCTCTAAAGAACGCTTGGAAGAAAGCCTTATCCTTTGTTTTCACAGAGTAAGATCTGGGTGAGCATGGTTTAGGCCAAATATTGCGTGGTTTTAAAGTTTTGGAACTTGATTATTTAGATTTCTGTTCTTTTACAGGCTTTGTTAGACCTGATTACTCTTTTAGATTTGTTCGCGTGCCATCTAGATTATTTTAATTAACAGCATGGACGTTATCAGTTAGAGAGGAAGATAAAGACAGAGATGCTTTATTAGCCGGTTTTTGTTACTAAGAAGGTCTTAATATAAAAGCTTGGGCAGAGGGATTACCTCTTTTTGAAGCTTATGCAAATATGCTGATAAGAGTTGGGAAACCTTTTAAACAACCGTTATGCGAGTCCGATTATTCTAGAGAATTCAGAACTATTGAAAGGGATGATGTTCGATAGGAAGATCATGCGCTTTGCATAACTTGGTTGGCTTCTCGTTTTGGAATACCTGAGATTATGGTGAGAGAAGTAGAAGCGAT